TATGACTGGGAATAGAGTATGAAAAAGGGATATACTCCCCGTCTTCATTCAGTACCCAATCTCCTGTTACATGTATCCAACAGGGATCGCATATCGGTTGTTTCTCCATGCTTGTCCTTATCGGGTAGTTAGATTCAACTTCATACTACGATTCCAAGCTTTACGCAACACTTCATCCGATTCAACGTCACCGGGATCTTTAGCGCTAAGTCCTGAGTAGCTGAAGTCAAACACTACACAGCCTCTCTTCTCCAGCATCCTATGCAATGTATCCTTCGCCTGCTTTCCGGCGTTGTCGTTGTCCATCGCAGAGATGATGACTCTGAAGTTTCTAGCAAGGAGGTTTATCTGCTCCGTGCTTATGGACGCTCCAAAGCTGGATACAGCGGGAATACCAGCACCGTACAAACGTACGGCGTCAAGGGGAGACTCTACAATAGTTATCCGATGCTCAGTCTTGAATAGATGGAGTCCGAACAAAGTTGTGGACTTCTCCATGCCCTTGGGGTGGTTTATAACCACTCCCTTCTGCCGGAACTGAAAACCCATTAGGCCACCATTGGGAGTACGAATGGGTATTACCCACGTTTTCCCTTCCTTGTCCCAACGTATCTCGAAATGATCGACAGATTCCCTAGTGAGATGTCGGCGTTCCATGAGCTTGGTGGGCAAGTCTGTGTAGTTATGCAAAACCCACTCGTTGATGAGAGGTCCTGTTTCCTTGGCTACAGGTTTCTTCTCCATGGACGCCAGTAACGATGACTTGGATAGTTCCCATTCCAAGTCGTCGGGAACTTCTCCCATGAGGTCCCTGTAGAGGGTAGCCAGTGTTCCGGCGTACCCGCACGAGAAGCAGTGGTGTACATAGGTCTTGGCATTGATTGACCATGATGGGTGGGCGTCTTCTTTACCCGTTCGTGCAAGGTGCATCGGGCATTTACCCAATACCTCATCGCCACTCTCCTTAAGTACCTCTACGCCAATACCATACAGTATGCCTTCAATATCAAGCTGCACCTTCGTCCTCCTCTTCCCAATGACTGTGAAGCGACGAGGGCTTGGGCTTAGAAGAACTGGACACCGGAGGTGTCTGATTGTTCAGCATCGTCTCATAATCCTTGGAGGTAATCTCTTCGATCATGCCTTGACTCCAATCGAAGCGGACATGGACCTCTCCCTTAGGACTGGAACGTGAAGCTATGACTTTAAATTTCGATACTCCCTGAAACTGCTCGTGAGCTTCTACACCGAAGACAATGTCAGAGTCCTGAGCAAACGACGACGAGTAACCGATGGACTCCATCTTCAACCCGCCCTTAGAACGGTAGAGCATGGCCTGTGTAGATATCACGATAGGAATACGGAGGGTCTGAGCGAGGCGCTTGAACCCTCGTGTGATGCTGGTGAGCGCTTGAGGAGTTCCTTTGTCATTACCGGACTCGTCGTCCATCAGGTATACACCGTCGACAATGACAAGGGCAGGCTGGTACTGCTGAATCTTCGCTTGAACTCCCGACACCGTGATGGCGCTCGTCACATCGCTGGTGAACGTGAAACCGGACATGCCTTTTCTGATGTCAAGCATCCGCTCAAGCATTTTTTCTTCTTCAGAGGTTTGCCCACCTGTGAGGATCTTGGTCAGGCCAATGCCTGACAGCAGTGACAAGAGCCGGTCCTCTTGCTCCTCAGTGCTCATCTCGAAAGTGATGAACAGGACATGGTTACCATTCCTATGGGCGTTCAAAGCCATCTTGAGAAGGATGCTGGACTTACCAGCTTTGGGCGTTCCGATCATGGTGATCAACTGTTCCGGCTGAAGCCCGCTGGTTAGAGCGTCGATACCATTCAAACCAGTTGTAATACCTTTGAGAGTGTTTGGGTTGAGCCGTCGCTCTCTAAGGCGCTCAATGATCCGGTCTTGCGATAGGAAGAAGTCGGTATCTCGTCCTTGAGAGATCTCGTGAGCAGCCTGAGACATTCCTTGACGAAGAATCAATTCAAGGTCATCACCAATGCTTGGACCTTCTTCCTCTTGAACACGATCAAAGAATTCTTGAGCGTAACGAATCAGAATCACTTTCTTGCGATCCTGTTTCAGTTGATTCAGATAGTACGAGAGTGGCTCAGGATACTTTTCAAAGCTGTATGTCGGATAAGCCTTATGCACGGCTTCCTCAGAAGGAGGCTTTCCGTGAGATTTGTAGTGTTCAAGGACAAGCTTCCATACCTGAGCGTGCTTATCGTCAGGAAAAAATTCTGCTGTGATCTTTGATTCAATGAACGGAAGAAGATTTCCATCCTGAACAATCTTGGTTAGACAAGCGTTTTGGATGTCCATCAGAAGTACCCGCCGAACTGAGTCTCGTATGCTCGAATGCCGTATCGATCCAATCGTTCAGGGACTGAGTCGATCACATGATGGACGTTTGGTCGCCATGAAAGAGACTCACAGAACAGATCGAAGTCAGAGTATTCACATCCCGAAACCCTCACCTCGTACTTCTCTAGCCAGTCTGCCGCCATGTCTCCAACCTCAGGAGCGAGAAATGTCACCACATCCACCGGAGTGTTCAACCGGTACGCCTTGTCGTTGATGATCTTGATGGCCTGCTTGTTCCATCCCCAATAGTCAGCCGACACCCATTCGGTGTCCTTGTTACGTCCCAGCAGTCCTGAACGGTGTGTCTCAACAGGAGGGACCTGAGAAAGCACTCCCTCTAGCACTACCACGATTCGGTTGTCCGTCCATGTTGCGAGGTCTCCTTTTTCCATTTTCAGCCCCTCGGTTCTAAACGTACGGTCATGCTGTTGCGTTCTATCACAGACCTGAAGCCTGAGGGCAAGTTATCCCACAACCCTGTCTGACAGGCAACCACGTTGGGTAGTCTCTTGGCCTCACGAAGACGAAGAAGGTTCTCCACCTCGTAGGTGTGCATCGGGGTGTAGCCACGGCCCACGTCGTCAAGGAACAGGAACGGGCATTCCTTCATGCTCCAGTACATGCGCTCCCAGTCTGTGTATTCCTTCCACAGCGCATCGTCCCGTGCGTACTTCTGCGTCATCTCCTCCATGCGCCACATGTTCCGAAGGTCGGACAAGAAGTCGGACTCAGTCCAGTAGAACATCTCGGTTCGAGAGAGCATGTGTATGTTTTTTAAAATTTCAATACCGGTCGTGGTCTTACCGCACCCAGCCGTTCCGAGAATAAGAAGTCCGATACCTGATTCCCATCCTGCTGATATTAGATATTCGGATATCAGTTCGTTATTATTAATAACAACGGGAGGGGTCTTCGGGATACTGGACCCCGGTACGAAGTTGTTGTCTCCTGAACGGATCATCGGTTGAGCTTCTCCCTGAACTTCTGCAACTCAGATTTATCATCAGTCGGCGCCGCTCGTTCAGAGGACTGAGAGAAAATCTTGTACAGCTTACCTTTGTTATACAGGAAGTCTTTCCAAAGCTCATCACTCTTTGGAGAAAGCTGACCTGAGTCAATCAGCCGAAAGAAGACATCGATCATTCCTTCAACGTCGGCCTCGGGGTGCTCGGTAAGGAGAGCATTCAGCCTGTTCATAAAAACTCGCTGGACCGACCAATGGACCGGAAGGTTCAGTCGGGTCTCTCGTGACTTCATCCAACAGTTTTGAAACTTGATGGTCAGCCGCATGGAAGGTCCGGGTGCTCGTTTAGGTTTCTGTTTCGATTCTTTCGGGACCGAGAAATCATCCGAGTCTTTTGATGTGGACCACTCGTCTTCGTGTCTCATGGATTCTCCGTCTGAAAGAGTAGGAGCGACCGGAGGTCGCGATCTATCCGTAAGGAGATGGGTTTCTCCTCGGGTATTTAACTGGGTATAGGGGACAAAAGTGCTGGTCAGAGCATTGTCCATGTGACTATATTTCACATGCGTGTGAACTATGTTCACATCCGTGTGACTATATTTCACATCGGGAGGGTTTTCCACAAGCTCTTCGATGGTGTTCGGTACCTGTGTGTAGACCATGTTTTGACGGTCTGTGTACCACCCTAGACACTCCTCCATGACGTGTTCCGGTATACCGTAACCCTTTATATTAAAGAATCTGTTGTCTATTGAATTATCAATATTGACGATGAGATTCTTCTTTCGGAGAGACGACAGTCCCTTCCGAAGGGAGGAAAAGGGGATCATCATTATCTCGGCCCACCATTCTTGGCCGTACTTCGGAAACCAAGCGAAGGAAGCTGTCGGCTCGTTCGACTTTCCTCGAAGAGCTATGAACTCCAGTATCTGATACTCCGTCAGACTGAGCTTCTTGCTCTGTGCCCATCCAAACCCTGCCGCCTTGACTAGGTCAGTGGTACGATATGTGATACAGTCTTTCTTACTCATGGCATCTCCTGACGATGCTTACTGGAAGCCCTTGGAGATCTGACCCTCCGAGGGCTTCTACCTTTGGAGCGTGAAGTAAAGCACATCTTTCGACTCGTGTCACGCAGTAACATTTATGGTATATTTATACTTGTAGAACTAGCAGTAGTCGCCGGGTTGGGAGGGTAGGCCCTTACCGTGATGCTGACTTGCTGTTTCTACATAGTAGGCCCTCTTCGGGGGGCCTACTTGCTTTGTAATTGAGATAATTTTTACTAAAGTATGGCTGTGCTCCGGCAACTCTTATACCAAGATCCTGAAACAGCGGTAATACTGCATTACCGTGACGACACCGAGGTGACTTTGCTGTTCACCGAATTCGGTAAGGACTTTGAGATCGTTCTAGATCGCCGTAACGCCGCTGATCTCAAGAATATGATAGAGATCTACCTAGAGAGGTAGAGAGGCCCCCAGCGGCGGAACTAGGGGCCTCTCAGATGCTGTTGGGGTAGGGGTGAAAGGAGAGAAAGCCCCTAGAGCGACGCTGCCTGATTGGCGGTAATCTGGCGCATCGCTGCTGACCCATCAGCACGAATGGTGACAAGATAGAACATGTCTAGAGCGTTGTCAATTCTTTTTTCAACTTTTGCTTCTTCGGCTGCTGCTTGAAGCTTAGGAGCAACATCCTCCGCATATGGGATATCCCAATACTGTTGGACAGCTTCCTCATAGGGAGTATCTCTGTACTGGAGGATAGCCTCAATGATGGACTCTTTGGACCGGAGATCCCGAGGGTATACCTTGCGAGTGGTAGCGAGAGACTTAAGCTCTGCAACCGTAAGGTCCTTCAGGTCATCGTACTTCAGCATTATCTCTTCAGCTTTCTCTTCAGGAGCCGCCTGAGGAAGGACAAAGTCGTCAGCGGTCGGCATCTCAAGGAGAGGGAACGCTTCCTCTTCTTCTTCCAAGGTGATCTGAGTCATCTGTCCACCGAGATCATAGACAGGAGCGCCCGCCTCAATGGCACGGCTGATGGCGTACAGAACCTGCTCATCGTCATCGATGTTATCTGACAGGATAAGGAGCGCCCACTTCTCTCCCGGCTGGCAGCGAGCGGGAGCAACCTTGAGCGCACGGTCAAGAGGGCGCTTGGCGGTGTAGACCTCATCGGCACTGTTGTAGAACGAATCATTCTCACCCGTAACAACGGCCTCATGCCAAATGCCGTTCTTGGTGACCCACTCGCAGATGGCGAGCATGGTGAGAGATGGTGTCTCCTCCTCCACGAATAGGAACGCAGTGTCTTCCTCATGGAGGGAATCCAGTGTAAGAAGGACTTCCTTCTTGTTGGCGTTGCCGTTTCCGGCGATCAAGTACATCATATGTTCTCCTTTGTTTAGCGACGGCGCATGATGGCTGAGAGCGCCTCATCTGACTTGGCGATCAGAAGATTCTCCAGCATCTGCATGAATGACACGATACCTGCGACTACCAGCGGGGCGTACCACTTCTCTTGTTCCCAAGGAAGGAGAAGGATAGTAGCGAGCGCTGGCTGAACAAGCAACCATACCCATGAAGGGGCATCAACCCATGTCTGAACAAGACGGATGGCCCAGAAGATGGCTAAGGCGGCGAATAGGTAGGTCATAGGAACGAGACCTTATCAAGGTCAAGTCCTTAGTGCAACCCTATTTTAGGGAAATGTGCTATTTGGCTTAATGGATGTTGTACTAGCTATGGTAGATATCGGCGTTCCGTATAGATCGACTATTGGGTAGAAAGCGTCTCCCACCCAACCGACTGGGGTAGTGGAGGTTACTGCATCCCAGTGAGCAACAATGTTGGAACCGGTCGGCGCCCAGTCTTCCAACAACCCCGGTTTGTATGCTGCATCCTTCGTATCATAGGCACCCATAAGTCGGGAACGAGTATTGGTATAGTTGTTATACCAAATAGAGAAATGCTTATTCTCATACCCGCTTCCTCCCATCCACCTAAAATCTCCGTCAAGGCCGTCCTTGCTGTTCCCATCGAAATAGCTGTACTGACCTTCGTGGGGGTCTACGAGGACGTGGTCGACCCATAGAGTTGTTCCAGTGAACTCTATTCGGAACTGCAAGTCTGTCACACGATCAGGGACATCGATTAAAGCTCTGTACTCTCGAAACCCTGAGTTAGAGGTTCCATTCTTCGGGATAAGTACTGCGTCAGAACAGATGTAGGTGTTCAGGGACTCAGGTCCGTACCTAGCGACAAACCCAAACTTTATGTACCTATCAGAAGTATCACCATTACTTGCAAAGAAACTAACTGAGTGCCAGTTATTAGTCTTTGGAAATAGATTTGACTCAAGGACTATGTCTCCTGTACCAGAGTCGGCTTCTACTTTTCCACAATATGGTCTAGTAACCCCACCTAAGCCTGCTGGGTTATTAGTTGCTCCCGAACGAGTGTAGGTAGCCGTACCATCTATCCTTCCAACCCTCCAATATTTGCCGGAGGTTCGTTCAAACGAAGGATTGGCTATGAGATTCACTCGCTGTGGCTGAACCCATATGTGTTGTGTATGCGTAGGTTCCCACTGAGGAGGAGAAAGATAAAGCAACATATAGCCCGCTAAAAACTCAGTAGAAGCATTATAACTATAGCTGAGTAAAAATGGGCTACTACCAGCGGCAACTTTAGAATTTGACTGACCAAAAACGGCCCCAGTATGAGCGACAGTGTTCTGACCGATACCTTGAGTGGTAGCAAACAGTACTGGGTTCTCAATCGTCCCTACACCGTCAGTGACATCATTGGTCAGGTAAACAATTGCTGCCTGAACTAATTCTTGCGTATTTGCCCCTGTGAAGAACCATCCGCTGTCATCTTCTATGGCTAGTACGCTACCATCGGAATCTACTAGTTGTAGGTTATCAGTGGACCCGTCCCTCTTAACATAGAGACTGTCATTAACCCCTCCAACTTTACTAGTCAGCGCAGAAATAGGTACCCATTCGGGATTACTGGAGATATCAGCTAATCCTCTGACTGCACTGAAACTTTCAGTAAATTGAGGAATACGGGAATAAAGTACTAATTCAACCTCTTGAGGGTCGTCCCAGCTAACTATGTGGGTATCTTCTCCAACGGTGGCCTTATAGTCGGTAGCAAACCAGTCAGTAACCACGAGATTTGTAATGTTCATTATTGATCACCCAGCAAAGCTGAAGACCCTAATAGCTCAGAAGATCCAAGAGTAAGGGTAATATCTTTTTGAAGTACTGGGAACAGTTCTGCGGAATTCAGCTCAGGACTAAACATGCAGGATGCTATGTGCCTTGTGGAAGAGTTGCTAAACCTTATGTATGGTACTGCATACACAAACTGTTCTTTTCGTATAGAGAGAGGGGCCTGTCCTTGGTAGTAATAACGCTGCATGCTCGTGGTGTCGGCGCCGCTGCTAGAAGCAAACACTCGGTGTTCTTCTGATATTGAATCATCGCCCCAGCTAAACGTATGGTCCTTGGGTAGGTTAAACCACATAATTCCTGCGGACACGTCTCCGGCGGTGACACCTACTCTCTTTGAATAAAAAGAGAATGTGAATATCTTTCCTGACGTGCAACGAATTCCGTGAAGATGAGGAAAGAACTCAGTTTCTTCAAGGTTATGAAGCCTGTTGACGATATTCCCTTTACCCACACCGCATGTAACTATCAAATCATTTGAGTCGGAACCGCTGACCTTTTCTATGCTTACAGCGGTTTTTCGTGTAGACGGAGAGTCATTGTCAGTAACTAAAGTGAGCTTTGACTCATTAAAATCGGATAGATGTATCTCAGTAAATGTGTCTGGGTACGTTGTGCCTTTTATGTTTCCCCACGACCCAGTATCAAACACGAACTCAGAGTCGTCGGTAAGGCTCATAATGTTTACGCCTTCGAGAACCTTTGACTTGTACTTGGAGGCGGCAAAGGTAAGGTTCTTTAATCCAAGAGCACTACCACGCTCTGCGTATAAGGGATTTATGACAGCTAACAGAGACCGATACCTTATGTCCCCAAGGCTGTCTTCCCTATTGATCCCAAGGTTGGTCTCTCCCACTAAGTACATGAGGGAGTTGTTTACCTTGTCCATGTTGTAGCTGTTTTCCACCCCCTCAGCCAATGTCCGGGTGTAGTCAGCTTCAAAGCCTGTCACTCGTAAAAAGCGCCCAAGGACTTCAGAGCCTCCCTCAACACTAGGATTGAACTCTTGATCTTTTAACCGATAGTATGGGGGAATAAGTTCATAGAACTTTTCAAAGTGCTTGTAGTTTATTGGAACTAAAGCATTTGTCCTTCCAGCGGGTACCCACTTCTGTTCTTCGGCGTCGCCTTTTACATAGAAGAATAGAGAGTAGTAGTACCAATTTCCAGAAACAAGGTTCCTATCATAGAAACTTTGTGAAGATCCTATTGGACGCTTAAAGTCATTGTCCACGGATTCTGGTTGAGTTTCAAAGCTATATGGTACTGAAGTGTTTCCTACAGAAGAAACCACATCCATGTAAGGCTTTTCAAATATCTTTTCCCCATCTATAGGGGACACTGGATACCCAAACCCAGATCTAGTGATCGCAAATAAAGGAGTAAGCCCAACGCTTACGTCTTGAAGGATCTTCTTGTGAGCGTCATTATCCAACCCCCACATGATTCGCACGGTGTTGTAGTCCCAAGCCTGTGCATAGAAGGTGGTCTTAGACGTAATGGCGTCAATGACGGCGTCATTAACAGAGTATCTAATATATGCCTTTGACGGGGCTATAGCAGTACCGTTAGGCGTTACAGCAGTCTCTTCGAGTTCATCGGTTGCGGTAAGCCTGTAAGTGAACGTATTCGATTCCGGCGTTGACTCAATAATGTACGTTCCGTCAAACGTACTATCAACACCTTCGATGTCTACCGTCCATCCTGCTTCAAAATTATGAGCGGAATCAGTAGTGATGGTGGCGAGACCGTTTGGTTCTATCTCTTTGTAGTTTACTATCTTTTTGTATGTTATTACGGCGCTGGCTGAGCGTACCGTATCCTTATCTACCCCAAACGCAGCATTATACGTCATGTATTTGCTAACCCGCCTTTAGTAATAACCCAATTGTCGTCATCGATGACATCAGGGTTTATTCGGGGAAGTTTGTGTTCATAGGATGCTCCGGCAGACTCAGTGTCTACATCGACTATAGATGACGGCGTACCGTAATCAGTCGGCATAAACACATTTATGGTGACGTAGTCGACTCCATCGACCAGCAATGCTGCACGGTAGACATCTCCTATAGAGATTCTCTTTCCAAAGTCGACATTGTCGTAAGAAATCAACTTCTTAACTGCCGTTTTTACAGCCGTACCCACACTGTCTCGGTTGTAGAGGGGAAGGACGCTAACAGAAATATTAATGTCAATATTGGTCCATTCAACCGGTTCTCCATAAACAACAGCACCGATCATCTTCTTATCACTAAGGTAAGATTCCAAGGAGTTTATAAGAGCCTGCATATCGGGGTCTGAACAAGTGACTTTTCCACCAGACACAGCATCTTCATCTGAATCAGTATTGACTGTTTCATAGGCTATTCCTGCAATAGGCTTTACAACCTTGGTGTTTCCTGTAACTGCGGCGCTAGTTACATCTCCATGAGATTTACTAAAGGCTAATTTATAGCCTCCTGTAACTGAAGTTATGTTAGTAAGGATGTGATCCCCGTCAAATATAGGGTCATTTATACTGACGTTAATTGGTTGCCCAACAACAAGATCTCCAAAGTTAGCAACCTTCAAATAAGCCACATTACTAGTAAGTTCTTTGTTTAGAACTTTCTTAGTAGTGCCCTCATAGTAGACCTTTGTTAACTTAACTGACCCATTAAAACCTGATCCTACGCCAGAGACATAGACGGTCTGACCCGTACTAAGATTCAGAGAATCAGAAATAGCAAGAATGGCTGTTAAAGATTTAACGGCTTTCGTAGTAACACTAACTTCGCTGTATCCCTTTGACGTTTCATTTGAAGCCACTCGCACATACACGGTCGTGTAGTTGGCTCCATAAGCGATGGCCTTGGTAATACCGGGAACTTGAAGAGCGAGACTGACATAGTCATCGATACTCACAGCACGCTGTTTCAAAGCGGTAGCTCGTGGTACAGAATACCTAATTGACTCAGTGGACTCAATATCAGCGCCGCCTGCGGGAGAAGACGTGTTGGTAACAGTTATCCCACTCTGAGTAGCAAAGTCGTTGTTCAATGAGGTTATGGTATTGACGGCTAGGCTATTTGCAGATTTACCGACGCCATACCTATAGCTGACATAGATTTCTACGTTAGTGGGAGGTATGCGGCCAGAAGCGTTATCCCCAAACATAACATGCGTGTAGTTGTTGTCATCTACATAGGTCGTGAACACGGATTGAGTAGGAGACCCTAAAGAAATCTTGTCAATATTAGACCACTGTACGACCTGCCCACCTTCCTTGGTGTACACCTGTACGGTCCTATCAATCACTCCAGCGTTTGCCAAAATAAATTCAGCATTGGGGATGCCCTTACTAACTCCGGCAAGAGTAGGAGTTACTGTCACTCCTTCAGAAGCGGAGGCAAGCTTTGATACTGAGACGATGTTAGGCGTAGTATCTGATACTGGCTTTTTGTTTTCGCTGTCTAGAACTACATCAAAATTGAGTTCAAAAACTGTGACATTACCCTTGGTGTCGGGTGCTGTAGTGATGAATGTACCTGCTGGAATCTTTACAATGCTTCCCGTACTTATCTGAGAAGCGTCAGTTATAGTCGTAGCAGACCCACTTGTAACAGCGGTGGAAGCTATGTCGGTGTTAGTTTTAGCGTAGCTAAACGTGGTAGGAGTAATTCCAGTTATGGTGTAAGTTCCATTGAACACAGGACCAACACCTGTTACTACAACAGTATCGTCTGTATGGAAAGTATGAACAGACGAAGTAGTAAGCGTGACTACATTGTCAGTAAGCTCTTTATAAGTAACAGACGGGAAAGCCGTTCCAGTTACAGCGGATATAGCTTCGTAAGTTATGTCTACGTTAGTAGTAGCTGTATCGGGAATAACAGCCGTGACGAGGTATACCCCATCAAAGTCGATACCTATACCGCTAACCGTTATGGTCTGTCCTTGAACAATTTTAATACGGTAGTCACTACCACTAGTAGATAACCTAAGAGTTACTTTTCCAGAATTGATGGAAGCCTGAGTGACCTTATAGGTGTACACGGGAATCGGGTTTAGGGTTTCGTTCCATTTCCAAGTGAATGAAAGGGGAACAGTAGCCGCTCGTTGACCAATGGGTACATAGCCGAGCATGTCAGCGATGTACATGACGCTCTGCCGACGTATAGCCGTACCTAAGAACGCTTCTGAAGCAATCCTATCGATGTAATAGTTATTAACATCACCGGCATAGGCATAGAGTTCTAAAAGTAGGGTACCGAAGTCACCGGTTTCTCCCACGGTAGTCCACTCAGGCATAAGACCTTTAGCGAGACCGACAAGCATAGAACGGATGGCTTTGTAATCTCGACTGGTGTAGTCAAGAACGATCCTGTTAGTGGTTGAACTTGTTACTGGTTGGGTACTCATTGCTTACTCTCCGTGCTATTTGCCCCTGTATCAAGGCCGACAGTGATGCTTGACTCAGGTGAATAACTTGAAGCCTTGTACTTAACGTCTATAAACACCACGTTAGGTTCTGCATCAGAAGCATTCACTGCCACGCTTTTTATAAAAGACCTAGGTACGAATTGAACAAGTCTATCACGGACGTATGCTGCCGTATCCTGACGCTCAAGCGTATCGGAAGGGTCAAATAAGACTGATTGAATGTCGCAACCCCAATCTGGGTGCATCACTCTTTCCCCTTGATTAGTAGTCAAGGCGTCGATTACTTGGTTCCTAACTATGCGATCATAGCTGTCCGTATAGGAAATAGAGCCATTTACTATTGAGAAAGGTACATCGAAAGTCTTCATATATTAACCAATTATATCCATTAAGTAGTAACAGGCGAAGGTATGTCTTCAGGTATAGTTATCGTATTAATAGAAGGCTCATATAGCTTATCTGATATGACCTCAACCTGATGCCAAGTCGATTCCCATAAGGTCTTATTTCCTATAACAGCCTTAACCAAGTTAGGACTTCCCTTAGTAGTTTGAGCAACGAACTCTCGAAAATCGGTGGATATAGCCCTAGTATTAGAGGCGTCTCGGGCTAACTCAAGGAGAGTCTGGAATGAGTTATTGGTGAAGGAATGTGACACTCCTCGAACAAGCCATGTCCCATCGTACTCATTGCGTCCAGAAGGGTTCCCACTGATTTGAACCGATACATTGATGCCGGGAATAATGGAGACATTACCGTTTACACGAGCAGTGGCTTTCTGGTTCCAGAAGTCAATACGGCGTTCCCAAGCCTCAGTGTAAGTATCGGACATACCTTTGTCCCTTATCGGCGTGTCCGTAGACATCCTGTATGGAACACTGTCTGTAGGCTGACTGAGTCTAGGAGTGGTACCGTCAAAGTAACCAAAGGACGGCTTGACGTTATCCCTGATACGGAGAGACTGTGTAGAAGGGTTGAAATCAAGAAGTTGTCGGCTTGGGTCAAGAACGTCGTCGGAACGTATCAACCTATGGCTAATGCCGGTCTCGCTAAGAATCCTTATGGGATTTACCATTCGGACTATTCCGTTATAAACGTAAATACAGTAACCGACCCTCATAGCTAGAGTCTGGATGAACTCCCAGTCGCTCTCAGTTGTCTGTGATAAGGCGGGCCAGACATAGGAATGACCATCTACTTGGCATCCCAACCTATGTTCTTTAACAACTTCTCCGAAGACAGAAGGAGCATTTCTGTTTACAAAGAAACGAGGTTTACCTGTTTGCAACGGCCATGTAGCCCCGAGACAGATGATATCGACTATCGTATCCTGCTGGTAATCCTGATTTGGATTGATCACTATCACATAGCCGTAAAAGGTATTACCAGAGAATTTAGGTCCGTACTTGAAGGTTATAGTTTTTCCTATGAACCGGTCTATCTGAGTCTTAGTTAGCTGCGTCGTTATTATTGCTGACTCATGCTTATTTTCGGCATTAGAGATCTGGACCTGCCTCAACTCTGAGGGGGTCACGTTAAGAAGCTCTCCATCAATCTCAATGTCATTGATGAGTATCTGCTGGAGCGTATTTAGTGCTGGGTTGTTAACTGCTACTACCATAACGTCACTCAGGAAGATGGATCATGTCACCCATTTTTAAATCTAATGGGTTGCGGATATGAGGGTTGGCGTTAGCGACGACCCACCACCTAGTAGGATCTCGCTGGCTACGGTAGGACAGCAACTGAATGTTGTCTGTGTCTTTCACCATGTACTGCTTAGGCGGCGGGCTAGAGAAACCTGTAGTCAGTAGATAGGTAGTATCCCTACTTACCTTATTAAGTACGGTTTTCTTAGATGCGTCGTACTCAGACCTATTAAGTTCGTCGTAAGTATGACCAACACCTATCTCGTGGGCGGCGCTTATGTATCTAGAATCATTTGAGATCATGTCATGCTCCTTAGTTAATGAACCCACCCAATGGGCCGCCGATAGTATCTCGTCCTGCTATTTTAGGTCTTATAACACCAGTATGATAATTGGGGTTACCATAAATTTGACTGTATGGAAAACTCCCATGTTTTGGACCTTGGTAAACTGGATTAGATTCGTAAGTATTTACTTGTTTAGTGTTTTTGTCTACTGATACGCAGAAAGCCACATGGCTAGGACCAATCAGTAAATCACCCGGCTGTAGCCCATTTTCTATAAAAAAATCATTAAATGTAAATATACTGCTTCCTCCTGCTACATATAAACCGTGTGTAGCAGCAAAATCCATTAGGCTCCATGTATTACCTTCGCCGGGACGCTGTCCTATAGCTTCTAAGGCCCCTAGTTTCCAGTAGGCCCATATCACAAGACCCGAACAATCAAGACCATGTATAGTTGGGTCTAGTAGTATGGGACGAGGATTAGCATTAGCATATGCGTATTTTACTCGTGCTTCTCCAAGACTTTCTGCTTGCCTAAGAGCGTCTAGCCTTATATTGGCGTTGGTTCCTGATGTAATAGTTTGTATATTTTCGAGAGCTAGCGCTGCGGCTGCGGTACCGGGATCAGGATCAGGATTGTCTAAACGAGCCTGTCCAATATC